AACTTTATTTAAACTACATTATTCAGTTATCAAAGACCGTATAAATTAATGGCAAATAATAGTAGTTTAAATAAAGTTTGAGCTATTTGACGCAGTTAATTTATAATTTATTTATTTATTAAATATATTATATAACGTTTTGATTAAAAAGTAAATAGCTTTTTGAATAGCCGCAATATTAAAATTATTCTGAATAGTCTGAATATTCTTAATAGCTTAAATATTCTGAGTATTCTGAGTATTCTGAGTATTCTGAGTATTCTGAGTATTCTGAGTATTCTGAGTATTCTGAGTATTCTGAGTATTCTGAATATTCAGAATATTCTTACAGGTCCAAAAATTGTCCGAATATTCTGAATATTCTGGCTACGCCTGGCGCGGTGTCGCAGAAGTAAAGCAACATTGAGATAAGCACAAGCAGCGTCCAAGCATCATGGCGTCCAAGCATCATGGCGTCCAAGCATCATGGCGTCCAGATAAATCCAAATATTGTAGATCCTAAATAAGGCAATATTGTAGTTACGTATATACAAAAATAAAGCCAATATTTACACGTAGCACCTATTATTTACGTGTTAATAGTCCGTAAAATACTTTAAAAGGCATTTATAAGGGCTATTATTATACTTACGCGCGGCAAGTACGTGAAAACCTTTTTATATCTACAATAGTAGTCTATAGCTCTACTATAGCGCTGTATAACGTATAATAGTACTAAGGTGGTGAAAAATTTATGAGTGATGCAGATACAGGTATAAGCAAGACTGAAGGCGATAAAAATGACCTAAGCATTACTACAACACTTATAGCTAAGCCGATTACAGAGTCCTTTGCAGGGTCTTTTACTAGCATTGTAGAGCGCAGTGACGATGTAAAGATTGAAGTCGAAATTGACTGTCCGAGGTGTGGACAGCGTGGTATAGCAGATCATAGAAACAAACACATCTGTGTAAGTTGTGCTAAGACAGAAAATTCACTATACTCACACCGAAGGATGCACCGAGACTGGGTTGCTATCGCCGCGGAATCGGGAATTGAATTGTGGGTACAGCAACCTGAAGAAACCCAGTGGGAATACACAGTCTGGGTTGCATACAGAGATTCTTACCCAGGTAAGAAGCCCTCGTACAAGAGCGTAGCTGAGCAGTTGAGTACCACAGTTAATGCAGTGATGAAAATAGCACAGAGATGGTCCTTCCAGATGCGTATGCAAGCTTGGATGAGACATTGTGATGACATTACACTGCTACAGCGCCGCACTGAGATATTAGGTATGAATCAGGCCCACATCAACATGGCGTCCAGAATCAGAGAGAAGCTTGTAGATGCCATTGAGCTGATTAAACCGGCAGCGTTGGAGCCGAAGGACATTACGTCGCTGTTCAAACTCAGCGCGGAGCTGGAACGTAAAGCCAGAGTCGATACTATAGCACAGGATGAGATGGTGCGAGCTCTCACTACTGATAATGATAACCCTGCACTTAAAAAAACACAGACACCACAATCAGACATGAAAGAGGTACTGCAAATATTGATGCAGACCGGGGCGCTGGGGCAAATTACACACGTCGGTATGAAGGAAACAAAGGAAATAAAGACAACAACAGAGACAAAAGAGATAGAACTTGTAGATAATAATGGCAGAACTACCTCTATACAGCTTAATAGGGAGGCTACCTAATGGCTACCGGGCGTAAAAATAGGACACGTAACGTTGCAAAGATGCACGGAGGCTTCCAGTCAGTTACAGTCGTTGAAGACGGAATCGTGTATCGCACGTGCGCGTTCTGTGGTGAGAAGAAGATTATTTCCGATTTTCCTAAGAATGGAACCAATATTGTAGGTGAACCAGAGTACAGAACAGACTGTAAAGTGTGCTACAACGTGCGTCGTAAGGCGAATAACAGTCGGTCACGGAAGCACCATAGCGATTTCATAGGTGGGATGAAGCGCCGCGGCGAGGATGATGCAGACTTTACGCACCAAGAGTGGAAAGAGTGTTTGATCTTCTTCGGTGGGGAGTGTGCGTACTGTGGAGGAACGCCGCGGCGAGGTCAGCGATTGACTCGTGATCACCTTGAGTCTGTTGCGAGCGGTGGTTTGACCACGCAGTCGAATATAGTACCGGCTTGTAGTTCATGTAACAGCTCGAAGGGAGCAGATGACTTCAAGGACTGGTTTATGGGTCAGTCGTTCTTCAGTCAGGAGCGACTGAACATGATCTTTAAGTGGAGAACCGTTATAAGGCAGGTAGATTAAGTATGTTAGATATACAGACTCTTGGTGATAGTGACGTATCAGCGCTGCAACGCGCTCTGACACCACGATTGACAAGGTATATACCCTTCGACCCGACGCCGAAGCAACGTGCCTTTCTGTTGATGAACGCCATACGTGAAATTCTGTATGGCGGCGCAGCAGGAGGAGGTAAATCGGTATCACAACTTATGGCTGCATTACAATTTGTAGATATACCAGGTTACTCTGCTATTCTGTTTCGTAAAACGTACGCTGACTTGGCCTTGCCAGGTGCCTTGATTGATATATCTAAACAATGGTTAATGCCATTCGTAGAGGCAAGGGAAGTTAAATGGTCTGAAAAAGAAAAACAATATGTTTTTCCTTCTAACGCAACACTAAACTTCGGATACCTTGAGTCTGCTAATGATTGTTATAGGTACCAAGGCGCTGAGTTCCAGTATATAGGTATGGACGAAGTAACACATATCGACCCAGCTAACTACAGGTATTTATTCTCCAGGCTACGTAAACCTAAGGCATTGAATGTACCGCTTAGGTTTAGGGCCACCGCAAATCCTGGCGGTCAGTTCGGTGAGTACTACTACCAAAGATTCTTTGTAGATGGTAAGGATAGGGGTCGTGTATTTATCGGAGCGGGTATCGATGATAATCCGCACTTAGATGCTGAGGCCTATAAAGAGTCTCTTGATGAGTTAGACCCAGTTACACGTGAACAACTGTTGAATGGTAATTGGCAAATCAAAGCTGCCGGTGACTTATTTAATAGACATTGGTACACAATTATACCACCTACTGATATTCCGCATAACGCGAGACGCGTTAGGTTCTGGGACATGGCATCAACCGATCCTTCTAAACGTAAAGGTCGCGACAAGCGAGCACCGGACTGGACTGTAGGTTTTAAACTTGCGTACCATCAGGGTTTGTATTGGATTGAAGATATTGAGCGTGTGCAGAAGATGCCACACGATGTTGAAGAGATAATTAAAATGACTGCCCAGCTAGATGGTTATAGTTGTATGATACGCATGGAGAAAGAACCAGGCAGTTCAGGTGACATCACTATAGACCATTATGCCCGTAATGTAGTACCTGGGTACGATTTTGTAGGTGTAGCGTCGACAGGTTCAAAAGTTGAGCGTTCTAGAACTGCATCAGCCGCATCACAATCAGGTAGAGTATTTATTTCACAAAGGTGTAGAAATATACTACAGTTCTTTGATGAGGCTGATACATTTCCGTATGGTATAAAGGATGATACAGTAGACGCATTTTCAGGTGCTTTCAATACATTTAGGAATGTAGCACTGCTAAGGCCTCCATCAGGCGTAAAGAAAGCAGGGGGTAGTCATTGGTCTAAACTTAATAGATAGGAGGTTATGAAGTGCCTAGGAACTACAATCTTAAACAACTTGGTACAACAGGTCTTAAGAGGTACGGACCGTATGTATATGAAGAGTTCCTACCTGAGTTACGTTGGCCAAGAGCCGGAAAGATATATCAAGAAATGGCAGATAATGATGCAGTAATAGGATCGGTGTTGTACCTTGCAGAGATGCTTATAAGAGGAGTAAGTTGGTCTGTTAAGCCAGCTGGCACAAGCAGCGCTGACTTAGCTGCCGCCGAGTTTCTTAAGAGTTGTATGGATGATATGGATATGTCGTGGGCTAACGTAATTTCAGAGATATTGTCAATGTTTACGTACGGCTTTAGTTTTCATGAGATTGTGTACAAAGTAAGAAGAGGTCCGTATGAGTCTAACAGCAAGTACCGTAGCAAGTATACAGACGGTAAAATTGCGTGGCGTAGATTGCCTATTCGTGCGCAAGTATCGTTACATGAATGGACGTTCGATGAAGAAGGCGATGTTACTGAATTTGTTCAATTAGCTGAACCTGACTATAAAATTGTCCATATACCAATGTCTAGAGGGTTACTGTTTAGAACAAAAATAAATAAAGATAACCCTGAAGGCAGATCATTGCTAAGGAATGCGTATAGGTCTTGGTTCTTCAAAAAGCATTTTGAAGAAATAGAGGGTATAGGCATTGAACGAGACCTTGCCGGTTTTCCAGTATTAACAGCGCCACAGAACTTAGATCTGTGGAATCCAGACGATCCTGAAATGGTTGTACTTAAGCAAAGAGCTGAAGATATTGTATCTTCAGTAAGACGTGATAGCGAAGAAGGTTTGTTATTACCGTTTGGTTGGGAACTTAAGTTACTTACATCAGGTTCTTCACGGCAAATTGACATAGGATCTACAATTGATAGGTACGATAATAGAATAGCAATAACTATGCTGTCTGATATCATATTGATTGGTGGCAATCAGTCAGGTTCTTTTGCATTAACTGACGCAAAGCAGTCAATGCTAGCCGCTGCATTACAGTCACAACTATCTAACATAGCTGATGTATTTAATGCAAAAGCAGTACCTGACTTATTTAGATTTAACAATTTCAGTGATACTACAGAGTATCCGATTATTATTCCTGGACAAATACAGACACCTACATTTAAGGAACTTGCGCTTATGTTAAGAGCAATGGGTCTAAACATAGCCGGTGACATAGAACTACAAAACTTCCTTAGGCATGTTCTTAGTTTACCTGGACTTGATGTTGATACTTTCAGTAAAACATACTTACCGCAACTTAAAAAGAATGATAGTACGGTGCCTGGTAAAGGTGCTGATGCAGGTAAAGGAAGTAAGGAGGACGATACTGCAGAAAATGATTTTGAGCAGAACGATATGAATCACACTGGGGGCGGTAATTAAGATGGCTGTTGTAGTTACTTCTAGAAGCTTTAGTGACAACAAGACATCGTCAGTGTACCTTGAAAACGGTGATAGTGTGTATATTGATGAGTACAACAATACAAGAGTTGAACACTACACTAACGTTGATGATGCAGATCTTAATGTTGCAATTGACTTTGCAATAACAAAGTCAAACGAAGAAAAGGGTCTTATAAGCGGTTGGGCCAGCGTCGCTATTAATGCGGATGGTTCTTTACCGCTAGATTGGGAAGATGACGTTATAAGTCCAGATGTACTAGAAAAAGCCGCAATAGACTTTATGATTGATTATCGTGACAGCGGCGAAGTGCATAAAGGTACTAGTAAAGGTGTTGTTGTTGAATCAATTGTGTTTACAAAAGATAAACAGCAAGCTATCGGTATACCAGAAGGTACTGTACCTGAGGGATGGTTTATAACTGTTAAAACTTCTGACAGTGATATACTTGCTAAAGTTAAGAGCGGTGAATACAAAATGTTTTCAATACAAGGTGCCGCCAAACGTGTTAAAATTTAAAGTTTAGTTATAATTTTTGGCTGTATAACGTATAATAATATAAGAGAGGTTGAGTAGTATGCCTAATATCATTGTTGGCCTGGTGGTCGACAGAGTTGATTTTGTTGATGAAGGAGCCAACTCTGCCGCTTTCATAAAAATGTATAAAAGAAGGGAGAAAGACGATATGGACCTTGAAGAGGTTTTAGCTAAGCTTAAGCCTGAACACGCTGAAGTTGTAAAAGCAGAAATTGCAAAGCAAACAGCCAATGTAGATACATTAACTGTTGCGTTAAACACTGCTAATGACACTATCAGTACAGTAAATAAGGAACTTACTGCTGCTAAAGATACCATTGTGCATGTGCAAGACGAGTTAAAAGTTGCAAAAGCTAAGCAAAAATGTGAATGTGCTGGTGAAGCAGATGGTGAAGGTATTTGTAAAGCGTGTGGGCTTAAGAAAGAAAAAAGCAGTGCATCATTTGATGAAACTGAAGTAATGAAAGGAATGCCTGAGCAGGCGCGTGAGTTATTCATTAAAATGCGCGATCAGAAAAATGCTGCTGAGGAATCTTTACGTAAGGAAAAACTCGAGAAGCAACACAGTGATGCCGTAGCTAAAGCATCCGCATTAAAGGCACTGCCTGTAGATAACGCAAAGCTGATTGAGATTTGTAAAAAGGGCGATCAAGACGTTATCGACGTTCTTACTACTGTAAGTGCGGCTATTGATGGTGTTGTACTTAAAGAAGTAGGCGGCACGCACAGCACTGGTGGCACCGATGCCTGGTCTAAAATCGAAGCTAAGGCTGCAGAAGTTGCTAAGCGTGATAATATTACTAAACAAAAAGCAGTTAGTGTTGTTATTAAGGAATGTCCGGAGTTGTATAAAGAGTACCTGAATAGAGGATAAGTACAGTGAGTGCTATACTGACTGTAAATAAGTGGAGGTGTAAAACTAATGACAGTGTTTGAAATACCTAATCTTCGCTTTAGTGGTGTAGCTGCCGCTACTGTTAGGAGGTATAGGTTCGTTAAAGTTGATGCAAATGGCCTGATCGTGCAAGCTGGTTTAGGTGAAGCATCTATAGGTGCCACAAGAAATGAAGCCGCTATTGATCAAGCGGTTGAAATTAACGATGGTATTGCCATTGTTGAAGCAAGTGCAGCAATTGCAGCTGGTGCACAGGTTCAAGCTGCTGCCGATGGTAAAGCTGTTACAGCTACTACTGGTGGTGTAGTGTTAGGTATCGTTCTTGTAGGGGCGGCTGCAGCTGGTCAATTTTGTACTGTTAAAATGCCTACAGGTGTTAAAGGTGCCGCCGGTGACGTAATTGTTCCATTGTTCTATCAAGGAACAGACTTAGCAGCGGGTGCTGACCTCACTGCAGTAGCTTTTGGGTCGTGTCCAGTAGGTTATACTGCCACGGTTGTTTCTGCCCAAGTAATTTCGCAGGGTACCGCAGCAGGTATTGATGATGCTAATACTTCTGCTTTTGTCATAAAGAAAGGCACTGACACAGTTGCATCAGTGACGTTTAATACTGCCGTAGCATTCCCCGCAGCTGCTGCTGCACAAGCTTTAACTTTAAGCGCTACGCCTGCAAATCTTGCATTAGTTGCCGGTGACAGCCTTACAATTGCTGTAACAAATGGCGCTACCGCTAATTTACCGCTATACCTTGTTCAAGTAATGTTGAAGCTTGAACCCGCTGCATAATTTTAGAGAGGAGGGCTAAAACTAATGCCTAAAATGCAAGATGCTCATGTAGATAGAGCGCTTACAAACGTATCAGTAGCTTATTTACAGGATGCAAGTGCTTTCATAGCTGATAAAGTATTTCCTGTTATACCTGTAAAACGCCAATCTGATATGTACTATATCTACAATAAAGGTGACTTCATGCGTGACGAAGCTGCTGTACGAGCAGCCAGTACAGAGTCCGCCGGTGGCGATTACGGTGTTGAGGCATCAACTCCGTACTACTGCAAAAAGCACGCATTCCATAAAGATATTTCTCCTGAGGACCGCACTAACTACGATGAGCCTTTAGATGCTGATCAAGACGCAACTGACTTTGTAACACAGAAAATGCTTATTCGTCGTGAGATGGAATGGGCAACAAAGTACTTTGGTACAGGTATCTGGGGAACTGAATGGGCCGGTACCGCGTCTAATCCAGGCGCTAACCAGTTGTTACACTGGAGTGATGATGCTTCAAATCCTATTAAAGATGTTACAGATGCAGGCGTTACAATGGCAGGTGAAACCGGTTTCAAGCCTAATGTATTTGTATTGTCACCTGTAGTTTTCAATGCACTGAAAAACCATCCCGATATTCTTGACAGAATAAAGTACACACAAAAAGGTATCGTAACCGCTGATTTGCTCGCAACACTGTTTGAAGTAGAAAGAGTTGTTGTAGCATGGTCAGTTGTAAACTCTGCCGCTAAAGGCGCTACAGACAGCATCGGCTTTATTATGGGTAAACATGCATTACTATGTTACGCTAACCAGAAACCTGGTCTTCGTAAGCCTTCCGCAGGCTATATCTTTGCATGGACTGGTCTAGAAGGCGCTGGCGCTTATGGTAACAGAATTGTACGTTTGCCGATGGACTTGCTCGGCCTCGGTACAGAGCGTATCGAAGGTGAGATTGCTTTCGATGCTAAACAAATATGTGCTGACCTTGGTACATTCTTTAAGGATATTGTTGCGTAATGTCTTACTTTATTGTCAGACGTACATTTAAATGTAAGTCTGGTATTAAGCATGCCGGTTCTATTATAGAACCGGCAGACATTAGGGATTTTAAGTACCGGTTACGTGATAAGTATATTGTTGAGATTAACGAGCAAAACTTTGATAGTATGCATTATCTATTTAGTATACGGTACGGTATTGATATTGTTAATCCAGAACATATTGTGGATATACCGAAAGTTGTTGAGCCGGTTGTTGAGCCTGGTGTTGAGCCGGTTAAGGTTATAAAAGCAATAGTCATTCCATAGGTGGTGAGGAAATGACTTGGACATACTCAGGCGATCCTTCTAGTAGCCAATTGGATGAGTTAAGATTTGTCGTTGGTGATACAAGGTCGGACGAACCTATTATGCAAAACGAGGAAATACAGTACTTAATTAACACTTACGCCAGTAGTAACAATCAGTTAATGTATCAGCTATTTACACGAGCTGCCACTCTGTTCGCTAGGGATATAAAGCGGAGTCTAGGCCCTCAGTATGAAGACCCTACAGAGCGTTTAAAGTTTTTTAAAGAACAGGCCAAAAAGTATGAACTAAAACTTACTGCTTCAGGTTTATCTGTACCGTTATACGCGCATGAAAAAGTGTTTAGTATAGGTATGCAAAATAATCCGCCAAACACTGGAGATTGATTGTATGTACAATAGCTTGAAAAAATGGATAAATGTAGATTTACAGATTAAACCTTTTTTAGAAGTAGATGGCGCCGGTGTTGCTGTTTACGGTGAGTCTGTTTATACTAAGTGTTATCCTGAAGAAAAAATAGTAACAATAACAGACAAAAACGGCGTTGAAGTTGTTTCCAATACTCAATTGTACCTGTCAGGAACAACTGAAATAAATGAGTTGGACAAAGTTGTGCTTAATGGTAAAGACACACAAATAAAGAGTATAAGTTTATTTTACCGTAATGGTTTAGTTGATTTGAAAGTTATCTACTTGTAGGTGAGGTGCGTACAGTGCAAGTTAAGTCTGGAATGAACATAAGTACACAAGGTATAAAAGATATAGCGGCTAATCTAGACATAGCAGAAGACCTTATACATAACGCGTTGCGTAAAGCGTTGTACGCTGAGGGTCGCTTACTTATAGATGAAGCTGGTCAAGAGGTACCTAAAGATACTCGTGCGCTATACAATAGCCGGTTTGTAGCACCTCCTAATACGGGTAAAGAAGGTATAAAACTTACGTGTGGCTTCGGTACGGCATCTACAATAAATGCAAAAACTAAAGAGCCCACTTCTAACTATGCGCTAATAGTGCATGAAAGGTTAGATGTTGTACACCCAAATGGTAAAGCTAAATTTTTGGAGGACCCTGCTAATAGGTTAAAGTCTAAATTAGAGGCTAATCTAGCAGCACGTGTTGCCAATAGTATAGGTAGGTAACTACATGGCAGATTTATTGCTTGATTTAACTGCGTTGTTAGTAACTGAAGGAGTAGTCACAGGTGATGGCATAGATTGTTTCAGAGATTTTACTCCTAACGAGCCAAACGACATTGTAGTTTTAAATGAGTACGCAGGCGTACCAAGTGAAACTTGCTCTGCCGCAGTTAGATCAATTCAAGTTATTTCTCGTGGTGTAAATGCAAGTACAGCCAAACAACGCATTTGGGATATATATAAGCTACTTAATACTCCTGAAAATAGACTTATGACGTTAGGCGACAGATGGTTAATTGTATTACCTAGACAAACACCATTTCGCATAGATGTAGATAAGAATAATCGTATCATATGGGGTTTCAACGTAGCTATAACTACAGTTAGTGATTGAAAGGGGGTCCATAAATGGACGGTGTTGTTATAGGATTAAAAGAGTTGCATTACGCACTTCTTACTACAGATACAGAGGCTACTATTTTGTATGCTACACCTGTTAAAATTGCAGGAGCTATTCAGGCTAATATAAATCCAAATGCTGCTAATGAAACGTTATTTGCTGATGACGGTCCTATGGAAACTGCCTCATCTTTAGGGCAGATTGAGTTGGAACTAATTGCAGCAGACATACCGTTAGATATACAAGCAGCGTTGCTTGGTCATACAATATCTGCTAAAGGTGTACTACGGCGTTCTGCTGGTGACATACCGCCGTGGGTTGCTATCGGTTTTCAAACGCTTAAAAGTAACGGCAAGTACCGTTTTGTATGGTTGCTTAAAGGTAAGTTTACACAACCAGAACGTAAGCATGAAACGCGTGGCGATAAGGTTAATTTCCAGACACCAACCATCAAAGGTAATTTCGTGAAACGTGACCATGATGATGATTGGATACTTGAAACAGACGAAGATACTACTGGCTACACTGAGTCTATAGGTACTGGGTGGTTTACACAAGTTGACCCAATAGAAACAACATAGGATACTAATTATAAGGAGTGGTAAGCGTGAGCCACGCTGCGGACGTAAAGGAAAGTTGCTTTCCTGTTTTGTTAGATAAAGAGCGTACTCTAAAGTACGACTTAAATTCTTTTATTGAGCTTGAAGAATTGTATGGTTCAATTGAAGGAGCTCTTAAAGAAATGGAAAAGGGCACCGGTCAAATGAAAGCTGTAAGAGCCGTATCATGGGCTGGACTGTTGCATGAGGACCCGAGTTTAACAGTAAAAAGTGTTGGCGCTATGCTAAATTTACGTAACTTAGATGCAGTTTCACAAACACTTTTAGCTGCAATCGAAGCAGCTCTTCCGAAAGGTACTGATACGAAAAACCCTTTGTAGTTGATAAAGCTACCAAAATAGACGACGATGGATGGGACTGGCGCTGGCTATACTATGCTGGCACAGTCCTTCTTCGAATGTCTGCTAGTGAATTTTGGCGATGTACTCCCCGTCGCCTCAAGGCTCTTATCAACGTACATATTGAAGTAAACGGCAAGGGAGATACAACCGACGCACCTAGAACTGGTTACATAGATCAAGTTCTTTAGGAAGTGATATAAAATGAACATAGGAAACTTGATAGTAAACTTATCATTAGCCACGACAAGCTTTAACGCGTCTATAAGACAAGTTAGAACGCAAATCAGTGCGCTGGGTACACAATTTCAAAGGTCTTTAGGTACCCAAACGCAAAATGCACTTAACAATACTCAAAACCAACTTAACAGACTTACATGGACTACACGCGGGTATCTTAAAGATGTCAGTAGAATTGCCACAGGTATCTTAATATCTCAAGCTTTTTACAAAGTATTGCGGACAGTAAATGAAAGTGTAGATAGCTTAGCAGAATTCAACAGTGAATTACAACGGGCTGAAATAGGTTTTAAAATTTTACTGGGTTCTGCTAATGATGCAAAAGGGTTTATTTCAGCGTTAGAAGACTTCACTGCAACTTCTCCATTAATGTTTGAACAAAGCTCTAGAATATCGTCACTTCTTGGTGCAATGGGTTTTCAAGGTAAACAGTTAATACCTATATTACGTACTATAACAGACGCTGCTTCTGTGAGAGGCGGTGGTGTAGAAGTTATTGAAGGTATAGCACTTGCTTTAGGGCAGATGCGTACTAAAGGTAAAGTTGCTACACAAGAACTTAACCAATTAGCAGAGCGCGGAATACCGGCATTCGAGATATTACGTGAAGAACTAGGTCTTACAAAAAAAGACATGCAAAATATGGGTAGGGCAGGCATTCCAGCAGGTAAAGCTATCGCAGCGTTACTCACTGGCATGGACAAGCGCTTCCACGGCGCTGCTCAGCAGCTCAACAGAACTACAATGGGTTTGTGGAGTAACATAAAAGATGCCTTGTTATTTGTAGGTAACGATGTATTCACGCCAATGTTTGAAAAGCTAAGAAGCTCCCTAGAAGTAGTTTCAGATAAGTTACAGGAAATGAGACGTATAGTAAAAGAATCTGGGTTGGGTTCATTGTTCAAGCATATAGTTCCTGTTAACTTACAAACATCTATTATGCTAGTTGTAGGTGCTATTAAGAGTCTTTGGAGCAGTGTACGCATGCTATGGCAAGCATTTAAACCGGTCTTCAGTGATATGGCTGAGTTAGGCTTACGCTTAGCCAGTATATTTCTGCCAGTATTAGCTGGCGTAGTACGCGCTATATCATTACTTGTTAAATGGTCATTACAAGCTGGTTCGCCTATACGTTACTTAGTTATAGCTATAACTGGTTTACTTATAGCTGGTACTGCCGCTAAAGCAACTCTATGGTTAGCGTCTGGTCTTAGATTTTTATTTATTGCTGGACCTGTTACCAAACTTGTAGCTCTTTTAGTAAGGGCTTTAGCGGCACTTAACGTAGTAATGATACGCAATCCTATTGTAGCCGTAGTTATTATGCTAGCAGTAGCGCTAGTAGCATTGGCAGTAAGTTCTCAGACTGCCGCGGCATGGCTTGATAACTTAATGCGTAAGTTGTCTGCGCTACTTGGTTATGATATCGGTAAAATACTTAGTCCTGACACATCTGATGATGCGTCTAAGTGGGCAGATGAGTATACTGCTGGTTTACAAGAAGTTATAGATGGCTTGAATGATACTGATGAAGCGGCTGAAGAAGCTAAAAAATCAATAATGTCTTTTGATGAAGTATATCAATTATCTGATGAAGAAGATAACGATATACCTCCTTTAGACATTCCTGATATTCCAGATATGCCTACAATACCACCTGTAGATGGTGTAGGCCCTTTAGAACCGGGTAGTGATGGAACTCTTCCACAATTTGAGTGGCCAGAAATACCTCCTTTTCCGCCGTGGCCACCTATACCTCCTATTCCGCCGATACCACCTATTCCGGTTCCTGTTATACCACCGATACCTATTCCTATAGTTGCACCGGTGCCAGTGCCTGTTCCGTCTTGGGTGTTTTCTTTTGCTGAAGCTTTTGAAGCAGCTTTTGCTCCTGTTATTGAAGTAGTACACGCGTTTCAGTATGCATGGCAAAATGCTACTGAACTAGTGACTTCCGCTGTGAATTCTTTAGAGTTAGCTTGGTATTCCGTTGTACAGACTGCAAAGGCTTTTGTACAACCTGCAGTTGAACTGGCAAATTCATTCTCAGTAGCGTGGGATACAGCTGTTAATTACGTATCTGAAGCTGTAGTAAGCTTTCAACAAGTGTGGGATTCAACTTGGGCCGGCGTTGTAGCGGCAGTAAGTCCTATTGTAGAAGCTGCAAGATTGTTTAAGGATGCTTGGAATACTAGTACAGATAAAATAAAAGAAGTAATGAAAGACTTTGGGGACTGGGCTTCTGATGTTATGGGACAACTAGGTGATATGATGAAGAAGCCACTAAGCCAAGCTTTCGCTGTAATAGAAGATTTTTGGGAAAATCACAAGACGGCTGTACTAGTCACTGTAGGCGTATTATTTGCAGGTATAGCAGCTTGGTGGCTCGGTTTACCTGTTATAGCTCTAGAAGTTTTAGTAGTTATACTGTCTAAGCTTACAGGGTTTTTTCCTAGAATTGCAACTACAATGGTAAGTCTAGTAACAGCTATGTTTAGTAGCGTAGGTATTGCAGCGGCCAACGAAGTGGAGGCTACTAAAGCTAAGGTAGTATCAGGTTGGCAAAATATTACTAGTGCTATAGGAGACGTAATTAGTGGTATATGGACTTCTATTAAAGAGAATGTTCGAAGTTCTGTAAATAATATGATTGATATTATGAATTCCTTTATAAGCTACCTTAACGGATTAACTATACGCGTACCATCCGTAAACATCCCACTTGTAGGTGAAGTTGGAGGCTTTAGTGTAGGTATGCCACAGATTGCAAAGATTCCACATTTAGCCGCAGGAGGAATTGTAAGTAAAGACCAAATAGTACGGGTAGCTGAGAATAATCGCCCAGAAGGTGTTGTACCATTGTCAGGTAGCGCAGCAGAACCATTTGTGTCTATGATTGTAGATTCTGTTTTAGCAGCTCTGCCACAACAATCTAACGGCAGCACTTCGGAGCTGCCTCCTATGTACGTAGGTACTCTTATTGCTGATGATCGAAGCTTAAAAGAGCTATCGCGCCGTATGCAAGTTATAGCTATAGCAGAGACTCAACGGAGAGGAGGTATCGGATAGTGGGAATCGCTCCTAAAATTAACGGTACCTCTATTAAGGAGCCTACCGACTTTGATGTAGAGAAGTATAAGCTATCTAAGTCTGGTCGAGTAGCTTCTGGTAAGATGACTATGGAAATTATAGCTAAGAAGAAGAAATTCAACTTTAGTTACGCAGTTTTATCTGGTACCGAACTAGAGACCATTACAGATATCTTGGACAGTAATACCGCTTTCTATAACTTCTCGTTTGTCGAAAATGGAGATACCAAAACTTACACTATATACCCTGGTGCTATAAAGTTTAAAAAGTTCCGTACGGATGGAGTATGGTACTGGAAAGATGTACAATTCAGTTTAATTGAACAATAGTGGGGTGATTAGTTGATAATAGTCAGTGAAGCTTATAAAGACTCTATAAAAGCGGATACTAGACATATAATAGCACGTGTTGATGTATACTTCGATGGTCCAGATCAATTACCCACTATATTCAATGAGATAGTTTCGTTAAGTCTTCTTGAGGAACTTAAAGCGGATAGTGCAAGTCCGTTAGGTTTAGTAAGTTCAAATGAACTTACTATAGGTTTCGACAATAGCGCTAGAGACTTTACACCAACCAACTCTGAAGGTATTTATTATGGTATGCTTAAGCCTAACATTTTAATTAAACCGTATCTTGGTTTAGAACTACCTGATAGTAGTATTGAGTATATTCCTATCGGCGTATTTAGGTCCGGTGATTGGAACAGTCCAAGTAGTTCTTTGGAATCATCTGTAACAGCGTACGACAAGCTGTACGAGATAGGCGATTTAGATGTCCCTATGATAGCCGTTGCATCCGATACCACAATAGGACAGTTATTCGAGATGTTGTTTTCCGCTCTTGGAATGGCTACAGATGAGTATACTATAGACGCTACATTGACGCAGGTAGTACTGCTAGGCTATATTCCTAAAGGTAAAGTCAAAGCAGCGCTGCAGTACCTCAGCACCGCAGGTTGCTGTAGTGTGTATGCTGACAGATATGGTATTATACAGGTCAAAAGTAATTTCATTAGCGGTAGTTCAGTTACTACTTGGACCGATGACGACCAAATTATCAATGCAGAAAACCCTCAGAAGTATTTAGACGCATACTCAGTTATAAGGTTAAACTACAAACTTCCTGTTAAAAAATCTTTGACTACTATTCTCAGCATTACTGACTATAGCATACCTACTGGAGGTATTGCAGTAACTGCCGCGGAATTTTCAATTGGACCTGTTTTTTATGTGGAACAGGTAAATTTACTTGGTGCTATTAACGCGCAAGTAACCAATATCAATTATGGAGCATGGTCTATAACAGTTGAAATAGCTAACATAGGTGATGCTGAGGTAGTAACTATTGAAGTGATTGGACGTACTGTAGAATTTACAGGATTTAACTACTCTATAGAAGATACTAGTGCAGTTACCTTATTTGGACGAAGAGAACTACCGATCGATAATAACCTTATCCAATCTTTAAGTGTAGCTACATCTTACGCGCAATCATTATTAACGTACGTTGTAGATCCATTAGTAAATTTTGACGTCGAATTAAGAGGTGACCCTGCCGTAGAAGTACACGATATTGTTAAAATAGAGGACACAGTCGATAAGATAGGCACTATTGATATAGTCGTCACCAGAACCGAGCTAAATTTTGATAGTGGCCTCAGTGCAAAAGTTAAAGCTAGAAAGCCGATAGCGGGGGTGTAGTATGGCTGACGAATTATACGGTAAGAATCAACTTACAAACCCAGGTGCGGAAACCGGTAATATGACCGGTTGGACGATTGAAGGAATACTTAATGATATAGGCGTTGCTGCTGGAGGTAATGGTGCTGAGAGTACCTATTGCTTTGCTATAGATAGTACTGGCGTTAATATGTCACAAACGAAAAGCTATTTCACGACACCATCGGATTTTAAAATAGAGGCTGATTTCTTACCTGCTACAGATAATGATGATGGGGCGTATCAAACAGAAGGTATAGTGGCATTAATATTTGCGTACGGCGATGGAACTAGTGACAAGATAGTGTTCCCTCTACGTGACGATTCGGAGGGTTCTTAATGGCAATATCTTGGGTAGCTGGAGAACTTAATGAATTACCGGTAAAATGGTTAACAGTTAAAGGTACCGCAAAAGTAAATCAAGAGAAAGAGTTTCTGACCGCTAAGTTTTTAATTAAACTAATACAGTCTAATGGTATGGATGCATACTTCGATAATTTCGCATTAACCAAAAACCTGCTCAATGACAAAACCCTTGGGAACTCTATTATCTACCTGCCATTACTAGCTGGAACAACCGAATACCCGGTTTTTGGAGCCCTGGCTGACTGTCATATTGTGGCAGCACATATCGTTCCAAAAGCCGACATAACTGGTACTGACGAAAGCCCGATGCAACTACTGCTTAGGAATGTTGACACTAACGAGGTTATCTGTACAAAAACTTTCATACTTGGGAATAATGCCACAGCTAACCAAGTAACCAGCTTTGGCCCTGTGAACGACACAAATAAAGAGCTTTATCCGGGTAACGGTGTTACTTTTGAGCAATCAGGAGGCTGTAGTATACCGGATATATTATTAATAATAGAATGGAATCTATCTTAGGAGTTGATGGCTTACGGCTACTGTAACGTTTGCGGGGCATGTAACGGATAAGCGTACAGGAGCGCCGCTTGCTGGTGTAATTGTAAACATTTCTGGAAATTACAACAATGCTAGTGTGTATTTTAATACAGAAGTTACTACAGATAGTAATGGGTTTTATACTCATACTCAAGATATGCCAAGTTACACGAATGGATTAACGCTAAACTCAGTGTGGTTCAAGGGATCTAACTTAGTCTTAGCAAACTTCTATCCACTAACAGGCAGTGCCTACGTACCTCCAAGCTACACATACATCCTTGATGTAGAACTAATTAGCAATGTAGCTGTTACAGGTATAGTAACAGATAGCATTTCCGGTGCTCCTCTACCGAATGTGAATATAGATGTCGTTATCGGAGCCTACAATTCCAGTAATGTAAAAGTTCAGGAAATAACCGTAACTACAATCACAGATGTTAATGGGGTTTACGCCGGAATTTTACCTGTTACTGACTTTTTCACCATACCGTTGTCAACAAGTACAACTTATCTAAAAGTAATATCTTTAAGATTCTATTCGAGCTTCACGCAGGAATATTTGCTGCCCCTCACTGATATGTTGGTATCTTTCACCTATAGTTCTGTGTGGGTAGAATATCGTTATTCGGGTTTTTATAGTAACGTCTCTCGAAACGTCTCATTAGTGTCCATGACTCACACCCTTACTATGGATGTTTGCGGAGTTGGTACAACGACTCCTGCTGTAGGCACTCATCAGTACATAGAAGGACAAGTTATAAATATTTTAGCTGTGCCAGGCTATGGTTACGCTTTTGATTCTTGGGATGGTAATGTAGCTCAACCTAATAGCGCAAGTACTACGGTAACTATTGGTAGTGCTGATATAACAATTACTGCAGTATTTGTGCTTGTCTGTAGCTTAACTATACAAATCAGTGGTAACGGTACGACTACGCCTAATAGTGGAATTTACAGTTACGGTATTGGCCAACTAATAAACTTATTAGCACTTCCAGACGAAGGTTGGAAATTTCTACAGTGGCAAGGTGCTGTAGAAGATCCAAATAGTTCGACCACGACCATATTTATGAATGCGGATAGAGTAGTAACAGCAGTTTTTCAGCTATCTCCAAGTCCACCACAATTATTAACAACTGAAATGCGTAGCGCAAACCCGCTGATTAAGTTTCTTATTGTAAAAGTAGCTAATGTACCTTACACAGGTCCAAAGTTACACTACCGGGTAGAGGTTTTTGCGGACAGCGAAATGACCGAGTTGCTTGATGACAGGACCAGCAATATTGTAGATAGTAGTCACCCGGCATTCCAATACAGTTTCAATGGGTTTACGTGGTTTGATATTGCGCCGACAGGAATTGACCCTACCCAGTACGGAAATTTTGATATGTATATCCGGGCCATGGTGCATGTAGGCCCGCGGCTACATGCTTATATAAGATGCAGCGTTGGTACAGATAATTAGGTAGAGAGTTGGTGACGTTTTGGCGGGAGGTAATTTCGGCGGTGGTACTGGTATGGAACTAGACCCGTACCTAGTAGAGGATGCAGATGACTTAAACGCGGTAAGGAATGACCTGGCTGCTTCTTATAAACAAACTGCAGATATAGATCTATCAGGGTATGCTAACTGGGAACCTATAGGAAATATAAGCGACTTGGATTACGATCCATGGGTTATATTCGCGCCATTTACAGGTAGCTACGATGGTAGCGGTTACACTGTTAACAACTTACAAAGAGTAGACCCTAGAGAACCTACAAGTACTGTTTTCGATGAGTGTAGTGGTCTGTTCGGATTTTACAATGGAGCTACTTTTTCAAACATAGGTATTTTAAATGCAGATGTAACCGCTTATACTAATGGTGGAACCCTTGCAGGGGGCGGTCCCGGTGGAATATTTAACAAATGTTATGCAACAGGAACTGTTAATGACAAGGATTTAAGTGGAAATTATTTCTTTGGTGGACTAGTAGGAAGTCCATCCGGCGGCGAATTCAATAATTGTTACGCTATCGTTAATGTAAAGGGTGCGCGTGTCGGTGGGTTAGTAGGGTTCTGGAGAAATACTGATTTTACTAATTGTTTTTCGGCTGGTTCTGTTACTCAAACTGGCGACTACCCAGCATATAAAGGCGGTTTGATAGGTGAAGTAGATACCGTAGGCACGCTAACAGCTTGCTATTACGACTCAGAAACATCTGGTCAAAACGATACAGGTAAAGGTATACCTAAAACTACCACACAAATGCGACAACAGGCAACATTTAGTGGATGGGACTTTACTGACACATGGAATATAGACGAAGGAATCTCATATCCATATTTAATATTTGCACCGGATATAGCTTTAACATCTCCAGTACTGTTAGTGACAGATATTAGAAGTGCAAATCCTACAATTAAATTTAAGATCAATAAACAGGAAAACATACCTTACCTTGGTCCAAAGCTGCATTGCCGTGTTGAAGCGTTTGCAGATGAAGCGATGACTGTCTTGTTAGATGATAGGATAAGCAATATTGTAGATAGTGCGCACCCAGTATTCGAGTATAGCTTTAATGACGCTATGTGGTTCGATGTAGCACCTACTGGGATAGATCCCACACAGTATGGTAACTTTGATATGTACGTACGGGCTATAGCATACGTAGGGCCAAGACAGCAAGCTTATATCAGGTGTAGTATAGGTATAGATAGTTAATTACTCTGTTACCGAGGGGTGAGGTGAATGGAAGCTGAAGCACTTAAGTTAGCGTCGAGTCAGGGATTTTTTGCATTTTTATTTGTCTGTCTACTGTTCTATGTGCTAAAAGAAAATGCAAAACGCGAGGCGCAGTATCAAAGCACTATTAATACGCTCGCTAAAAAACTTGATATTGTAGATGATATCAAGTTTTTTAGCGAAGAAATAAAATCTCATGTAGTGTAGGAGGTGAATACAAATGTGGAACTTTAAAGGTAAACTTAAAAGCGCTTCTTTCTGGGTAGCTTTAATAGGAGCAGCTAAACTAGCTACTGATGCATTAGGCTTTGCAGTTATCTCAGACGCTCAGGTCAATACGATAGCTAACGGTATCGCCGCTATCGTTACTTGTCTTGGCGTTGTTTACGATCACGGTGCTACCTCTTAATATGAGGTGGGAGGAGGAACAAAATGAATGCTACAATAACTAGAAAGCCGCTACTTGCTGCAGGTGTGTATGAGCAGCCTTGGCAAGATAGACTTAAGAGTGATACGGTGGTTGCAGTTAAAGGTACGATATTTGCAGACGCGGCGGGCACTCTATATGTTGATGCTTCTGATGATGGTGGAATAACTGCATCGGAGCTCACAAATGTAAGTGTGAATGTACGTACTACTGCTGAGTTAAATTGGTTAAAGCTAACTAAACGCTGGTACCGCTTCCGGTATGTCAATAGTGAAACTGCTCAAGATGAGTTTATACTAGTCCAAGAGATTACTAAAACCAGTGGTATCAAGATTACTAATACAGCGGGTGACGAGGATGTATCTATTGTAGCTAACTTAGGAGACGAAGAAACATTCGTCAACGCTTTAGCTACTGTTGGATTTATGCTACAGCACGACGCGGCTACAGGTAACTACAAAAGGTTTACTGGAAAAGTAGTACCTATCGATACCGCTGGCAATGAAATATTCACTGATAACAACCCGGCGTCTATCAAATTAACGGGTAGTAGAACTGCTGTAATAGCGCACAGGGCCGCTATTACAGCAGTAGATAAGGTACCTACCGTAACAATAACAGCTACAAATTCAGATGTAGGAGGCTCTTTAACGGCCGTTAACCATGGCGTAGCGGTCGCTCCTGGGAACGCCTATGGTTCTTGCGGCATTTCAAATATAGTTGTAGTTACGCCGGCTGCCGGGGAAAGTATTGACATATTCATTCCGCAAGCTGTTGGGGCTGCGTATTATGACGTTCTCGTTTCTCCATCTACAACGGCGCCTTTTTGGGTTGGGCGTATTACAGAAGAGCAACGAGCAGCAGGGTGTACAATAACGGCTATAGGCGTAGTTGAGACAGGGGGCCAAGCTGATTCTGTAAATGTAAAAGTTGTTGGCGCTGGTACTGGAACAGCTGTTGCTACTTCAGCTATTTACGCCGCTAATAACGCATATGTTTTTGGCGCCATAGAAACTATTTCATGTGTAGGTAAAACTAAAGCCTATATCTATACAAGGGTTGCTATTGACAACTTAGGCGCGGCTCCCTCAGTAGGCATCGTGCCATTCTTTCGGAAGAACGATACATCAATAAACTGGTATGCTACAGACGTTAATTTGTTGTCGGTTTTAGGTGGGTTAGGGGGTCAGCCCCTTTCGCAAGTGGTTGTTGTAGATATTAATGCTGTAAAAGAATTAGTAGTTCTTGTAGATGTGCTAGCAGGTAACGGAACCACAGTAGATATAGATGTGGAACTTTACTAGGAGGTGCTAACATGAAAATTACTGTAGTACAGCCGATAGCAAAAGGAATAGAAGGCATACACGCTGATGAGCTAGTTGCCGAATACCGTTTTGATGAGCTAACAGGAGACGTATTGTTAGATTACTCAGGCAATGGCAATCATGGAGCGTTTGGTCTAGGTAACGCTAGGCCTGAAAGAACATCTACCGGCATAACATTTTTTGACGATTATATAACGTTACCTAATGCAGTAAGGGACGCTTTATCTGTTAGTAAAGAGTTCACTGTTATTACAGCTGGACTTGTAGGTAAAAGCGGTGGCTCTGTTTTGGGTTCTGCAATAAGCGCTACGGACAGATTTATACTTAATGCTTCACCAGGCATGGTTACTAGTTTAAGCCCATACTTAAAAAATATGCGTGGGTGTTTAAATACAGGCACGACTACTGTTACGCAATTTGCAAAAGCTTCTGGTTCTTTTGACGTATACTCTACGAGTATTTTTACGTACTGCTATAATCCTACTTTTCTAAAGGGCAAAATGATTATAGGCAATGAATTGTATGGCAATGTATCAGCTGCAAATCCTTCCAATATTATAGGTTGTCGAATCGGCGCTCAGACCAGCGGCGCGCCGTTCTTAGTAGGTACTCTTTACTATATGCTGATTTACTCAAAATTTTTAAATAACAGTTTAATACGTAAGCAGCATAGAGTTATTAAAAAAATACTGAAACACAGAGGAGTTGTTATATAATGGCATTCTATATTGTTTGGCCAAGTTTGGAAAGCTTTGAAAGTACCGAGTTGCCGCTACCCAGCGGCCAGTCACTTGGAGAGCCAAGAGTAGATGTAAATGGCAGAAGGTTGGTACGCTACAATTGGGACCAACTTACCCAGGAAGACGTGGACTATTTCTTGAGCATGGAAGGTGTGACAGTAAGCGCATACCTGCCTGACCCTTGGGATGAGTACGCAGAAGAATAGCCGACTAACGAAGGTGCGTTAGTTTAACAAAAGTTTCAAAATTTAAGTATTTTGTTAGGAGTGTTTACATGAATCTTAGTTATGCTTGGAGACTTTATGAGTCTGATAAGAGGCTAGCGCGGTATGCAGATACAACATTAGACGCGTATCGTCTTCAAGCTAAGCTCCTAATGCAGCATGTAGGTGACATTAAATTAGATGCATTAGACTTACCTACAATTAAAGATTATTTAATTAGCCTGAGTCATCTAACACCTATGTCTCTAACACACCGTATTAAGTTTCTTCGTTCAATGCTTAGATGGGCTTCTGATGAAGGGTACATACAAAAGAATCCTATCGCTAAGCTTAAAGACCCTAAGCTAGGCAAACGTCTACCTAAAGCACTTGATATTGAGTCTATTGAGATACTAAGGGATAGCTGTAAAACATCTTTTGAGAGATCTTTGATTGAATTTTTGCACTCTACTGGGTGTAGATTAGATGAAGTGTACAACTTAAACAGAACATCATTAAACATGACTAATCTGTCTATTGTAGTAATAGGTAAAGGAGACAGAGAGCGTGAAGTATACTTCTCTATAATATGTAGATTATGGTTAAACAGATACTTAGCAAGTAGAAAAGATAATGACACAGCGCTATTCGTAACAGAACGGATGCCTCATAGAATGTCTAAAGCGCAATTAAGATTCATAGTTAAGAAAATAGCCGATAGGACCGATATAAGTGTTTCAGTATATCCACACAGGTTTAGACACAGTTACGCTACACATTTGTTGGATAAAGGGTGTCCTTTAGAAGCAATTAGTGATTTCTTAGGACATGCTAGAATAAGCACAACAAAGATTTACGCACAGTTATCTAGCGCTAGAAGAAGCGAAATATACAAAAGGTACTTCTAAGGAGTGTTACAATGTGAGCATAAAAGCTTACATCGACCTTGGTCACGATGAAGGCAGTGACACTGGGGCGGTGTGTGGTAGTTTTATAGAACGTAACATGATTAAAGTTTACGCAGCGCAATTAGTTAGACACCTTGTAGCTGCTGGTTGGGACGTAAAAGTAAAACCACCAGGCTTAGGCATTAACGCAAGCGCCGCGGTGTGTAATGCATTTAACCCTGACATTATGTTCAGTTGTCATATCAATGCAGGAGGCGGAGACCGCGGCGAAGTTATACACAGTATACGTGCAGGCTCTAAACAGCTTGCTAATGTAATTGGCAGTGGTCTAAGCAGTGCCGGTCAGACTAAAGTAAATACGTACTTAAAACTTAATACAAACGGCACGGACTACTTTGGTATGTTACGTCAGACAAAATGCGCCGCCGTGATAATTGAGCCATTCTTTTTAGATAATATTGTAGATCGTCAAATCGGCAACACGGATGGTGAGCTACAACACATTGGTAAGTGCATCGCCTTTGCGTTACTAAAGCACTATGGCGGTCTACAAATTAAGGAGGAAACAGAAATGGTTAGGTATCGTACACTTAATGAAATACCGAATGAAAGTGGTTTTAGAGATGTTGTAGATAAACTTATGAATGCTAAAATAATTACTGGCGACGGCAGTGACACTACAGGTAATACTGACGTTATTGATTTGTCACATGATCAGGTTAGGACATTAGTGTTTACTTACCGCGGCGGCGCGTTTGATAAGAAACTACAAGTTGTAGGTCTTGCTCCGGCGGTTAAGTAGAAACTACAATCCTCTTAGAACCTATGTTCTTATATGGACATAGGTTCTATATAGTATATAATACATAATATATTTATTATTCAGTAATACTTATTATTTTATTATTTTATTATTTTATTTATTTATAAATTTTCTTAACTTCCTTAACTTATTGTCTTTTCAACATAAAAATTTTTGACTTTTTAAAATTTCATTTGAAAAATTTTCAAATATTTTTAAACACTAAATCATTTTTAACATCGTGAAAGTGTAAATAAGCCAGTAAACTAAGGAAGTTAAGGAAAATAATAAATAAATAAATTATAAATAGTAACTTAACAAGAATTGTAGTTGCGTCGGCGCCGCGTCTCTGTATTATAAATAGTACTGTAGGTATAACGACGTAGACCTACACAACGAACGGCCCTTTGGCATTACCAAATAATACCATTGCATCACGGAAGAGTGTTAAGATACCACGAACAGTATACTGTCTCACGACCAGTATTAAGTTTCACGACAGTGACACTCGCAGAAAAGTCGTTAAAGAAGTTATTTACTTTATAATGAAAAAGTGGTATAATATTAAGAGTGGGGGAATTATACTTTAAATTAGGAGGCTTGATTTAACTATGAGTAAAAAGTTCAGAGTCGAGGTTGTTGTACCTGAAGGGCTTAAGCCCGGTGACGCGTTTTTAGTCGAGATTGAAATCCCGAAGAACAGTGGCAAGCCAAGAGGCGTGCTTAAAGGTATTGATCTTGAAGATATGACTGACGACCAATTGAAACGTGAAATCATCAATGCCAGCTCGGTATTGTACAAGGCCAAGCAACGTGAAGCTGCTCCGGAAATAATTGAGGCTAACCAAGCAAGACTCGACGCCGCTAAAGCCGTAAAAGCAAAGCGTGAGCCAGTCGCTGAAGTTGAAGTGCTGCCAACTTTGACAGCCGCAATTGTAGGTACTAAAGTCAAAGACACTCCGGTTTATGTCAGTGATGAAGTTGCAGAAGAGCCTGCTTATGAACCTGACATTGCTTCTGAGATTTAGCATTGCAACAACTAGTTCGAATTTAATTCGGCTGGTTGTCGAAAGTTCTCGTACGTACTACAGGTCTAAGGTATTAGGCATAGCTACACAGTGGTTATACACGAAAGCTTTCGTGAATCAGTTTGTAAGCTACACGGTAATGGATGCGACATCCAAGCATCTAATTGCCTATGTTGTATAGGTGTTGTACAATGTCGTGCAGGGTACTGTATAACACCAGGAGTTCTGGTTATTAGTTGGTTTCCTCCTTTACCAACTAATTAACCAGAATTTTCTATCTAAACAAACAGTTCAGATACGTACATATAAACTATACAATGAAATAGGTGACCGAATAAAATGGCTAATAAGATACTTATATCGAAGAACAAAATAGAAATTCACTGCGCCAAAGGTGATATTGATACACAAACTAAACTTGTAGATATCAACCCGTTGCATTTTAATAGGTCAAGAACAATATTTACATGTTCTGCGCATTTTGTTCCTGAGATACTGCACTTACTTAGAGGTGTTACTAAGGACAACATTGAATCAGCGCCGCTGAAAATTCAAGAGTATTTCAATAATGAGATTCGTATTAGAGAGAATATGCAGGATTTGTTAGTCAATGGTCCGCGTATGTCACCTTACATAAACAGTAACTTAACATTAAAGAAACACCAACAGTTAGGTAGAGAGATTGCGATGTATCAAGATAAGTTTGGTTTCTTTTATGATACACGTACAGGCAAAACACCGTTATCACTGGCGATAATTAATGATGACCTACAAGTAAATCCTAATCATAAGTGGTTAGTAATTTGTCCGTTGATTTTAATAGACAACGCTTGGCTTGAAGACGCTGCTAAATTTGTACCTTACATATCTTTTATAAACTGTCACGCATCTACAAAGCAAAATAGGCTAAAGCAAATAGCTAAGCCCGGCAACGTATACATAACTAACACAGAGTCATTTATAACATACCGTACATATTTTGATAAAATTAACTTTGCTGGTTGCATTTTCGACGAAAGTTCTGACATAAAGAGTAACAGTTCTAAAGTCAGTAAAGAGATTGTAGATTTTGCGGCGCATGTGCCGAGGTTCTACTTACTATCTGGAACGCCCGCTGCTAATGGTGAGTATGAGTACTTTATGCAAATCCGTGCTATAGATTACTACGGATTTCAACAGAGTTACGAACAGTTTAAAAAGTATTATTTTGTTAATGTGGCGTATAACTCAAGATTTGAGAGACTTATGTTAAGGCCTGACAGAGAACAGGAATTTTATGAAACATTACGTAAGTACAGTATCTTCATAGATAAAGAGGATGTTCTAACGACACCAGGTAGGACCTTTCTTGAAGTCGAGTTGGATATGCCTAAGGATCTCAAGCAGCACTACAACTTGTTAAAGAATCAGATGTATCTTGAAGTTGAGAATGAAAAGTTCATAACTACTGCGAACGCTGCTGCGAAGATGAACAAACTTAATCAGGTTGCGTCTGGTTTTATTATTGATACAGGCGCAAAAAAGGACAATAAGTTGTTCAAAGATGACGAAAGTTATGAAAAACAGCAAGAATGGTACCTACTAAATGAGTTTCGTTTCCATAAGCTTGCTGAGCTACTTTCATCAGGGAAATGTGTTGGTAAACAGGTTTTAATATGGGCAAACTACAGGAATGAGTTCGAGCTAATTAAGAAGATGTTAGGCGCCAACTGCAGGCTCATATATGGAGCGACTTCTCTTAAAGAGAAGTCAGAAGCGATTAGGTTATTCAAGGAAAAACGTATACAATACCTTGTAGCTAACCCTGCTTCTGCTGATAAAGGTTTGACGTTAACTAATGCTCACATCGCTGTTTACTTTAGTCTAAATTGGTCGTACGAGCTCTTAGACTAAAGTTATGAACGTATATATGCGGATATAAGTAAACAACCTGAACATTGTTACTACTATATTTTTATTGCTAAAGGAACTATAAATAGAGCTATATACAGCGACGTATTGCTTGGTAAAAAGCATGCCAGCGACGCTGTGTTGAATCACTTGAAAGGAGGAAACTTAATTTGATACCGTCTGATAAGCAGTACAGTGACGAAGCTACACTACTTAAGAAAGCTATTGAATGGTTAGAGTCACTTAAACGTGAAGGCATTAAGGTAATACGAATAAATGATAACAGTCACGTTGGGTACTCTGACCTATTCATAAGTGTTAATGGTTGGTTCGTTGTTGCTGAACTTAAAGATGATAAAGGCACTGCCTCCGTGCCTCAGAAGCTGTTCATAAAAGAAATGATTGCCACCGGAGCGGTAGGAGGAGTTTGTAGATCATTGCGCGATATCTACAGACTGATTCAGACTGCTAAAGCTTACCCGCTGAGTGTTGCACATCCTATCGATGCTGATGGTAATACCAACAATAAAGTATCGTACTGTCACGTTTGTGGTCAAAGGCTGAAATGGACTTAAGTTATGGAGGTGACGTCACTTGCGAGATGGAATTGAAACCGTAATAAACCAAAACGTTGGGTTACTTTACAAGCAGTTACATAAATTTCATCTCGCAAGTGACGCCGATGCAATCAGCTTTGGGTATGAAGCATTGTGGAAAGCTGTTACAACGTATAGTGCTGATAAAGACGTAAAGTTTTCTACATATGCTACTGTATGTATTTTCAACGCACTAGGTTCATACGTTAGGACACTTAATAGACAACGTCAACTTGAAGTTATCTCGTATAACAATATTGTAGATAACACTACAGAGTACTTAGAACTACTGAAGTCACCTGTAGATATAGAGGATGATTATATACGTAATGAGTACGCTAATGTGTTAGATACAACCCTTGAATCTGTTTTCAATATGCTTAGTAAAAAGCATAAAGAAATAATAACGCGTTGGATTGAGTCAGATTTTGAGGCTACTGCAACACAGATAGCAAAGGAAGTCGGATGTTCACAATCCTACGTAAGTCAAGTCGAAGCTATTTTCAAAGGAAAGTTTAAGAAAAGATTGGAGGAGTCGAATTGCTAGAAGCCGCTCGCATTATTAATGCAATACAGAAGACGTCTGGTACTAATGACAAGAAAACTATACTGATAAGAAATCAGTCTAACCAGGCGCTAAGAGACATCTTGAAGTTTATCTACAATCCTTACTTAAAAGCAGGTATATCAGCTGCTAAGCTTAAGAAAGTACTATCATTTAGTGCCGCTAACGCTGTAGGTGAAAGACATCACGTAGATGTTAACTATGTGGAAGTAATTGAGTATTTATCAACACACACCACAGGTTCAGACGCCGACTTGCTAATGGCTGCTCGTTTTATTAACAGCACCAAGTTAGCGTACAATTCTGATATCGCATATGAATTAGCTAAAGCCATTGTTACACAGAACCTAAAGATAGGCGTAGCTGTTAAAACACTTAATGAAGTATTTGGTGTAGACTTTATACCTGTCGTTGGTTGTATGCTTGGTACTAAGTATAGTGATTTAGGACCGAATAAGATAGAATGGCCTTGCATAGTGACCGAGAAACTAGATGGCATTCGCCGCATACTCGTTAAAGAAAATGGTGTTTGTAGATTATTTAGTCGCTCTGGTCATGAGGATACTGGTCTGGTTGATATTGTTAAAGAAGCGCGTTTGTTACCTAATAATACAGTGTATGATGGTGAGCTACTCGCTGCTGGGACCTACAGAGATAGTATTGCACTTCGTCAGGTTACGAACTCTATAGCGAGTCTATTGGGTACTAAAACTGGACTTATATTCAACATATTTGATATGGCGCCTGTTGATGAATTCTATCGAGGTATATCTGGACAAGTTGCACTAGTGCGTAAAGTAACTCTTGGAGCTATACTGATGGATAATAGCATCGCGTTGTTACCTACAAGGCAACCTGCTGATGAACTTATCAAAAAATTCGGTTTGCATCAGGAACTGTCATTTATCAAGTCAGTGCCTATTCTCGGCTATATCAATGAGTTATCAGAAGCAGACGAAATTGTTAAAGGTATTTGGGGTCGCGGCGGTGAGGGTATTATGCTTAACACAAAGAATGGCAGGTATGAAGTTAAACGCTCTAAGCACCTTATAAAGGTTAAGCATACAGAAGAGATGAACCTAACCATTGTAGATTTTATAGAAGGTACTGGTAAATACGAAGGCATGTTAGGATCACTAGTTGTAGCTTATAAAGGACATAAGGTAGGCGTAGGTACTGGCTTTACTGATAATCAGCGCCGCGACATATGGGAAAATCAAGGAAAGTACATCGGACGCAACATAGAATTTGACACATTTGGTGAATCTACTGATAAGTTCGGTACAGTATCACTTAACTGCCCTGTATTCAAGCGGTTCGTTGGAGAAGAGTAATTTACTAATGCTACGTTTAAAGGAGGTGAACTGTAGTGCGTGTTACTGTAAAAGTTGACTTCAGTGAGTTTTGTAAACAGTTTAGAATAATTGGTAATGGACTGTTGGCAATTGCAGATGACCTAGAAAAAGCAGCGAAAGAAGCTGCTGAAAAAGAAGCAGCTGAAAAAGAAGAAGGTGACTCGTAGATGTTACGTATAGCAATAGACGGCGCGTGTCGCCGTAATGGTAAACCGGATTGTATATCTGCTGGCGGTGTGTTTGTAATGAGTTATGATGATTTAAAGCTTACGCGCACTTATACATTATCTGGTTATGAATTTAATTCTACAAGCCAACGTGGTGAACTACAAGCTTTGCTTATGGCGTTAGACTATGTAAATATGTATAAACAGGACGCACAGATTATTACTGACTCTGAGTACTTATTCAATACAGTGACCAAGGAATGGTATAAGAATTGGGAACGTAAAGGTTGGGTCACTGCAGTGAATGAACCAGTTAAGAACGTTGATATGTGGCGTAAAATAAGTTCAGCTATAAGTGTGTGTGCAACAGACATAATACTTTATCACATAAAAGGTCATTGTATACCATTTGGTAAAGTAACAGCATCGAACTTACTTGACACAGATGGTACTGGCCTAGCGTTACTTAAAGCCGTAGACGCTAAGTACGACCAAGTTAAAGACTCTAAGTCTGATAATATTTTGAAAGCTACACAGCTGTCCGAAAAGAACAATGGTTTTGCACTGGAAGATGAACAGCTTAAAGCATTCATAGTTGCCAACGTAGTTGCCGACGCAATAGCTACAAGGTGTATTGATGCTTTATCGTTAGCTAACTAATTAAATTATACGTTACTTTAAAGGAGGTGTTAGTATGAAAGATACTTGTTACGTAACTAAGCGCAAAACTAAATTGCATGTTGAAGTGCCGTATGCTACAGACTTTCTTGAAACATTTAAAAGACTCGTACCGGCTGATGCACGCACCTGAGATCCTGCAATGAAACAATGGATTGTAGATGAATCCTACGCTAGACAAGCAACGCAGTGTTGCAAATCGCACTTCAATAATGTTATTGAATGCTAACTAAGTAGCATCCTATACTATAACTTAAACTAAATGGAGGTATGAACGATGACTAAATCTACTGTTGTTAACGAAACTGAAGCTACAGTTGTTGACGAGAAAGAAGTTGTTCAGGCAAAAGAAGTAGCGGAAGTAAAAGAAGCCGCTTCAAATGAAACTGCTATTGCAACACAGCAGGACATTCCGATGGGCTTTGAGGACGATAATCCAGAGGATATGATTATACCGCGTGTCAAGGTTATTCAGACTTTAAGTCCTGAGCGTAAGGATAAGATTGCTGAGGAAGGTGACATCCTTAACTCTCTGACAAAGGAAAAGATTAATGGTAAGATATTCATTCCGGTATTTAAGTTCAATAACAATATCGAGTGGCGCCCAAGGAATGATGGCGGCGGTATTGTATGTCAGGCCCGCGACGCTAAGCTAGGTGAAAAGTCAGACGGTACGCGTATGCTGTGCATATCCTGTAAGCGTTGTGAGTTTGACAATACTAAGCAAGGCAGCGACGCAGCGCCGAAGTGCACTAAGTACATCAACTTCTTCGGTTTCTTTGCCGGTGAAAGAATGCCTATCATCTTGAGTTTTGCAAAGACTAACTACAATGAAGGTAAAAAGGTATACAGCTTGGCGAAAGTAACAATGCAAAACATGTGGAATTACGGTTACCGGTTGGATGAGAAACTAATTTCGAAGAATGGTAATGAGTGGTACAATATTGTAGGTACTCCTGCCGGCGCTACTTCTGTTGAAGACCGCGATTTTGGTTTATCACTTTACAAGCAATTTAGAGCCAATGTAACTAGCCTTAATATTGACCTTGAAGACTCAAACGCTGCAGCCGCAGAACAAGCTCCTGTTGTTGACGTTGACAAAGTAGAGTACTAAGATTTAATTGGATGTGCATAGTGCTACAATAGCACTATGCATGGAGGAGGCTGGTAAATGCTTTGGAGTGAGTATACAAATCGCATTCTAGCCGAGATAGACAACGAAGCCTTTTTCTTGAATGAACTTAAAAACATTCAACGTAGAGGACAGGAAGTCAAAGCAGAATGTCCGTTCAAGGAACTACATGGTTCGCAGACTGATAATAATCCTTCATTAACTGTAAACGTATCAAGAGGTGTGTACTACTGTAATAGTTGTCATTCAAAAGGTAACGTACACACAATGTATAGGCATTTGTATGGACTTACACCTGAGCAAGCTTGGTTTCAATTAGGTGACGCATTAAAACTTCAAAGACCTGACGGTACTAAACCTACAAGACCTGATATTAACATAGGGTTAGTACAACTGTACCATAAGCAGCTTATTAATTTAACTGGCCCAATAAGAGATATATTACGAGAAAGACGTGGGTTAACTGATGATACTCTAAAGCGCTTTCAGCTTGGTTGGGATGGCGAACGAATAACAATTCCAATATACGATGAATACAACACGTTAGTTAATTTCAGGCGCTATAAATGGAACTCAACTGATGACCAATGGAAAGTACTTAACTATATAGATGAACTTAACAACTCGTATGGTGAAGTTCGCATCTTTGGTATAGACAAGATTGTAGATACTTCTATTGAGTACGTAGTATGGTGTGAAGGTGAAATGGACTGTATATGTGCTACGCAGCATGGTTTCCCATCTGCGTGCCCAACGTCTGGTGCAGGTACATGGAAAGCTGATTGGACAAAGTTGTTTAGGAATAAGAAGCGCGTATATTTAGTACAAGATAATGATGAAGCAGGACGTAACGCAGCTAATAAGCTTTGTGAAAAACTGTATCGTGTAGTTGATGTCTATTTAATTAATTGGCCAGAAAATTTCCCAGATAAGGGAGATACAACAGACTTCTTTACAAAGTGTGGTCTTGGTACTGAAGATTTTCAGCGGCTGCTAGACAACGCTGTTCAGTACATTGATAGTACACTGGCTGATAACAGAATCGCTGATGAGGCCGATGCACAAGAAGTACACCTATCTGATAGCTCCGAAGCAGGCTTCTATGGTAAGAGATTACGTATTCCTGTTATGGTAAGTGGTAAAGATAACACGCCGTATATATGTCCAAAGGTAATTAGAGTGCGCTGCGGCGACGCAGCTGATAGTGAGAATAAGCGGTGTGAAAAATGTAGTCTAGCTGTACATGCTGGTGAAATTAATAAGACATTAACGTCTGCTGATAAAGATATTTTAAAGCTTATAAAATGTACTGAGAAGCAACAACAAGCAGCTATACATGAAATGTTAGGTGTTAACCATAAATGCACGCAACACAGTCTTGACATAATAGAGTATATGAACATAGAAGAGTTAAGGTTGATACCTAAGGCTGAAGCAAACTTTGGTTTTTCTAAAGAGCATGATTATGTAGTTAGGACTGGCCACTACATTGGTAATAACTTAAAGACTAATAAGCGCTACACCATGGCTGGTTACATGTACGCAGAACCTACGACTCAGTACGCAACATGTATGTTTGATAAAGCGTATCCTGAGAAGGATTTAATAAGTGACTTTGAATTAACTGATGAGGTACTCGAACAGCTTAAAACTTTCAGAGTTAAACCCGGTCAAACAGTTAAAGAAAAGTTTGATGAGATTCACATAGACTTGGAGCGTAACGTAACCTACATATGGGAGAGGCGTAACATAGCGTTTGCAGTTGATCTAATATACCACACTGTACTTAACTTTTATTTTCAAGAACAATTTGTTAAACGTGGTTGGGGTGAGTTACTAATCATAGGTGACTCTGGACAAGCTAAAACTACTGTTGTAGAGCGCTTGATGAATCACTATAGACTAGGTGAACTACACTCTGGCGAGTCCTCTCGTAGGACAGGCTTAGTGTACAACATGCAGCAAAACAATAAACGATGGTTTCTTGTCTGGGGTGCGTTTCCATTAAACGATGGAGGATTGATAACTCTTGACGAATTATCTGGACTTAGCGAAGAAGATTTGTCCATTATGTCTGACGTCAGGTCTTCAGGAATCGCTAAAGCAACTGGTGTCATTACTGCAGAAACAAGTTGCAGGACTAGAGCAATCTACATCTCGAACCCTAGAAATGGTAGACAGCTCAATTCAGAAACATATGGTGTTACAGCTGTACTCAAGCTTATGGGTAAAGCAGAAGACGTTAGACGTCTCGATATCGCAATGTCTGTTGCATCTGGAGACGTTGACCCATCACTCATCAACAGAGCAGTTGAGGACTTTCCTAGCATCGGGCATGTTTATACCTCGGATCTGTGTAACTCACGCGTACTGTGGGCATGGAGTAGGCGGCCAGAAAATGTTAAAATCACGCATGAAGCTACAAAACGTATCCTTGAATGTGCGACGGAGATGGGCTCAAAATACACTTCGAAGATACCAATAGTTGAGGCAGCTGATCAACGCATAAAGATAGCTAGACTATCAATAGCTACTGCATGTTGTGTGTTTTCTTCTGATGAAGCCGGTGAAAACGTAATTGTTAAGCCAGAGCATGTAAACTTTGTTGTAGATTTTATGACGGAGTTATATAGTGCGAAAAGCTTTGGTTATGATAAACTTAGTGAGCAAGAAAAAGTTACAACTGATTCATCCGACGATAATATTAGCAAGTTACGCGCTATGTTCTTGACACTACCTATTATGGATGCTAATGAAATGGCTACTGTACTGTATCAACTACCGTACTTTAGCCGAGCTACACTTGAGGATTACACAGGCTTATCAAAAGATGACCTTAAGATGCTACTGAAGTTTATGACTAATCAACACCTTGTAGATAAGGTTAGAGGTGACTACAGAAGATTGCCTTTAGGTACTGAATTGTTTAAGAACTTAACTATCATACCAGTAAGTAAAAAGGAAATTGACGAAGCTAGGAAAGAGTTCTACAGCGCCGCGGACTACTAGGAGGTGTTAAGATGTTCGAATTCCTTGCTGTAAGTATTTTCGGTTTAATGATTGCACTCTGGTTTGTATGTTATTGGTGGGTAGGTAAGTACTGCACAGTACCTTCAGCAGAGCAAGCATTTCTCAATTGTTCCAGTACTTCCGTAGAGGAGTACACTCCGGAAGAGGTAGTAGTGATAGTCGTACCACCAGTGATATAGGAGGGACGTCATGTTAAACAATTTTTGGAAAGAGAATGGCTTAGCTATAGCAATCGGTTTCATATGTGGTGCTGCCTTATTTTGGTTAACGAAGTAGATGTACTACATTATTAATGGGGTGTTTAGAATTGAACCACTTTTAATTACGTCTGTTATATTAAATGTAACGCTTACAGTACAGTATGTTATGTTAGTAAAGAAACATAATCGTGTTATTGATGATGTGGTGTCTATGCTTGAAGACATTAAAGGTAGACATTGTAGACCACCTAAACCACTGGCACAAGGAAAGGTTAGAAAGCAAGGACTAAATAACTAGGAGGAGTACAAATGGATAATGCAAACAATGCCGATGGTAAAGAAGTTCGCTATTACCTAGATATTATAAAGAAAGCAATGGAACCTAAACCCGATATAAAGTCATTCGAGCCTTCTTATATTGTTACGGCAGTAAAGTTGCCTACTGGTGCTATTGAGCTAATAGTTAACAGTAGCAACATAGCAGAAAAGATTGATTACCTATTAGAAGCCTATGATGAAAGCATGTGCCTAAAAGCTAATCCGAAGATATTTATAAGTAATGTAATGGTTGTATGATACCTGCAAGATTAGTTAATAAGAAGCATAAGCATGACGTGTACATCGGCAGACCGTCGCGTTGGGGGAACCCTTACCACATTGGTATAGATGGTACACGTGAAGAGTGTATAGCAAAATATGAAGACCATGTGAGGACAAGCAAGATTTTAATGCGAGCCTTACCAGCATTAGCTGGTAAGGTATTAGGATGACACTGTCCTCCGAAGCCGTGTCACGGCTCTGTACTGATTAAGATACTGAATGAAATTGAGTACGCGTAGGTGGTGGCAACAAATAGCTAAGTACACTATAGACGGCATTTTGTTTCAACATAAGCTACTTGCAACAGTACCTGAACAAGACACACATAATTATAACAGTACAAACAAAGACAATGAAAATATGCTCCTTTACAAAACGTTTCACCATAGTGCACTTATGGCATGTGGCGGTGGCGGTGGTGGTGGAGGAGGAGGTGGCGGCGGTGGCGGCGGTGGTGGCAATTGGTAATAATAAAGAAATGAGGTACTAATAAATGGTAGTAGCATTAAAGCAATTAACTAACTGCTCTGTGTATTCAACAGTAACTAAAGAGGAAGATGAAGATGCTTGGCTAAAAGCTAGGACAAGAGGTATAGGTGGTTCTGACGTTGGCGCTATATGTGGTGTAAGTCCATTCACGTCAGCACGTCAAGTGTACCTTAGTAAAACCGGTCAGTATGAAGATTCAGTAAAAGGCTTCAGCGCCGCGGCTACAGAACGCATGCACTTTGGTAGCATGCTAGAACCGATAGTTGCAGATGAGTTTGCTAAGCGTACAGGCTTAAAGCTTGTAGAAGTTAAAGCTACACTAATGCATAATGAAGTACTGTGGGCATTAGCAAACATTGACAGGTTAGTAGTAGATGACGAAGGTAAACCTATAGGTGTGCTAGAGTGTAAGACAACAAGCGAATATATGAACAGTGACTGGGAGAATGGCGACTTGTTATTGTCATATATATACCAACTTAACTGGTACTTATGGATAACAGGCCTTAAGAGAGGCTGGTTCGCATGCTTAGTTGGCGGTAACAAGTTCTACCATTATGAAGTGTTCAGGAATGATGAACTGCTAGAAACTATCATAATACCTGCAGTTACACATTTCTGGAAAGAAAACGTTTGTAGTTTAATAGAGCCAGAACTACAGGCAACTGATAAAGACTTCGCTAACGGCTTATACGCAGAGGTTATAAAAAATGCTGAGATTATAATGGAAGATGATGTTGCCAACGAGCTTGCTCGTACAGTCTTCGATTGTAAGATACAGATTAAAGAGATTACGGCGATTATGGAAGAGGCACAGAATAGATTGAAAGACAGACTTAAGGAAAATGAAATCGGTTATACAAAAGATTTCATGATTAAATGGTCGCCGCGGTCACAGGTTAGAGTTGACACAGACAAGCTTAAGGGACAATTTCCACAGATATACGCTCAATGTCAAAAGAGAATTGACTTCAGGGCGATGTCAGTTAAAGGAGTGAAGTAATGGATAAGCTTTACAAATGTGACCCTGAAAAGAACACTGAATGTACTAAAGAAAGCTGTGGTACGCACTGTACTAAGACTACAAATAAGAAATTTGCTATGCAGGAAGAACCTACATGTACGGTACGCATGGACGGCGAAGAAGTAACTACAGATGATTTTATAGCCATTGTAGTTAATGACGAAGCAGATGCCGTGCTAATATTCAACACTGACGCTTTGACGCTAGGAATGGCTCTTAGGCTGCTTACTAAGTCATTCGCTGAGATGATGGCAGAGTGTACAGAGGAAGAACGTAATGAAATCAAAGCTGTACTAAACAACGAGCACTTCATTAAGCAGACTGACGAAGAAAGCTCTGCAAGGCACGTGTCACAGCGTCCTACACTGAGCCTTGTTACAAATGGTAAGAAAGAGGTAAACAATGAATAAGATTGAAGTTGCCGTACTCCATGAAGCAAATGTAAGTCCAGCAGGAATGATGATGTTCCTTGCTAAGCTCACACAGCGCGGCCATAGTATAACTGATATGAGTTCATTAAAGAACTTGTACCAGGAGTGTATATACGGCCCGCTACCGTTAGTGGCTGATAAAGTCGCAGTGATGCCACATGGAACCATCAAAAGGTTCACGCCTATAACAATAGCTATTGTGGGTGCTTCACGTAGGTTCTTAGCACAGGCAAGAACACATCAAGTCGGTTTTACGTGTGTATCAGCATCGCTGCAGTACAGCGATTATTCTAATGGAGCAGACTTTGTAGTTCCTTATAAGTTCTTTGAGAGTGATTCAATTGTAGGTGATATGTATCTACAATCATGTAAAGACTCTATGAGACACTACCGGCAGTTGGTAGACAGAACAGATGATAACGATTCAGCTGGCTACGCGTCGCCACAAGGCTTACGTAACATACTGATAATGCAAGGTAATCATGAAGCGTTACGCTACTTTATTCGTACACGTGGTTGTAACAGGAATACAGCTGAGACGCAGTACGTGACAATGTTGGTGTGGAAGGAACTATTGACTACTGCCGATGGTTGTGTAATGTTCGAAAAAGCTGGCCCAGATTGTTGCTATGGCCAGTGCCGTGAAGGCACTATGACATGTGGTAAGTCTCTTAAGCCGGTAGCTGAAATGCAGCGTATAGTTAATGATAACTTACCTACGCTGATAATTGAAAAACGGTGGCCGTTGCTTCTTGGAGGTATCGTCAAATGTTAATACTGCTTGAAGGGCCTGATGGTAGTGGAAAAACTACTCTTGCTAAGCAATTAGCAAAACAAACTGGTTATAAACAGGTATGTTTCAGCTATCCTAAATCAGAACAGGAAAAAGCTGAAATGTTAAGTATGTACGAAAAAGTTATTAAGAGTGCTGGCAATGTTATAATAGATCGCTGCTGGTATTCTGAAATGGTATACGGTCCTATATTACGTAAAGAAAACAATATAAGTTTTCCACAGATGTACACACTAGAACGGTTGTTAGCTAAGAAAGGCGCTATGATTATCTACTGTACTGGTGATAGGAATACTCTATGGGAACGATGCCTTAAGCGTGGTGAAGATTACGTAACTGATCTTGAAGATTTTATTAACATATGTAGAGGGTACAACACGCTAATGCTTGATGTACCTCACTACATCCCGGTAACAAAATATGAGTACATTGACGTGTAAAGGTTGTGGTTGGGTTTACCCACCAGATACAACTAGACGAAGATGTAGATTCTGCGGCACTGAGTTTGAAGAAAGCACTTGTAAGATATGTGGTAAGTTTGGGAAGCTATTTCCCAAACTTACTATATGCAGAGAATGTTACAATAGACACTTAAGGGAGTCAGGCACAGCCAGTAGGCTGTATGCAAAAAAGATAACTAAGTACATTAAGAACGTTGAAGATAAGTATACAGCATGGCGGGACTTAATTAACAAAATACCGAAACCTTACAAGTTCCTTACGGAGAGTCAATGGTTAGATGCCTGTAGATTCTTCAATGGTTGTGCACTTTGTAACAACAAGGAAGTAACTACAAGAGGTTTTTTCATACAGCATAGTGCAGGTGGTAAGTATTGTGATTGGAACACACTACCGTTATGTGAACAGTGCGCGACAAGGTTAAATATACAGCCTAACCCATTTAAGCGTATGGATAAAATACTAAATAGGACGGTTAACACTGAACGCGGTATGTCAAAGGAAAAGGTAGAAGCTGCGGCGTTGTATTTAAGTAGTAAGATGGAGGTTTTAATACGTGGGTAGAAGTGAAAAACTTGCAGTTTTTAAAGCATTTACAAACCACCTAGCAACATTGTCTAAGTGCACCGAACGTAAGGTTGCGGCTATTATTACAGACTACAATTTGACACAGGTGTACAGTATAGGTATAAATGGTGGACCTAAAGACCTTGATGATTGTATGTGTGTTACAGATGGTAAGTTTGGTTGTTTACATGCCGAAATAAATGCGCTTATTAAATGCAAGGTAATGGCACAAAACAAAATTATGATTGTGTCTCTATCGCCGTGTAAACAATGCGCTGCTGCAATAATAAACGAGCCAGGTGGATTTAATACAGTGTACTACATGGAAGAATGGAAGTACTCTGAAGGTCTTAAATTATTAAAAAATGCGGGGATAAACACTCTTAAAATATGACGTGCAGCATATAGCATTAACCTTTAAATAGTACGTAAGTATTGTTTATATACATTTATACTAGTAATAATTTACGGACCTACAACACGTTAATTTAAGGAGGTGAACAATTTGGCTAATATAGTTATTAACACTACACCAGAAGAGCAAGAAGCTGTACTAGATGCACTTAGAAAACTACAAGGTGTTGTAGTTCCGTTATCAAGAGTAGTAGGTATAACAGGTTTGACATACAGTAAAGTTAGGTATGTAGTAATGGACTTAGAGGATGCAGGCAAAATAAAACGCATCAAAGCTAAAGAATTTAATAAGCACTACGTACGGTACATGTATGAAGTGCTGTAAATAACGGAGGTGTATCTACAATAGCACTATTATCGGACGCTGGTCAACGCGTGTTTGATGCGCGTTACGCAGCAAGAGATGAAAATGGTATAATATATGAAACGTTTGAGCAGGCTGTTGACAGACTTGCAAAAGTTGCATCAAGTGTTGAGGAAAATCAAAAGCACTGGTACAGTGAATTCAAGTACGTGCTTGAGAATCTACTATTGGTACCATCAACGCCTATATGGGCTAACATTGGTAAAGATGACAGAGAATGGCAACCGTCCGCATGTTTTGTATTGGATATAGAAGATGATCTACATGAGATGTATAAAACGCTTACTGATACAGCATTGATATTTAAGTCAGGTGGCGGTGTAGGGTATAACTTCAGTAAGATACGTCCTAAAGGTTCTTTAGTTAACTCTACAAAAGGTAAGGCATCTGGTGTTGTTGAACTTATAAAGTTGTATGATGCAAGTTCATCAATGGTTATGCAAGGTGGCGTGCGACGCGGCGCTTCGATGGCTATACTTAACATAGACCATCCAGAGATAATTGACTTCATAAATGCTAAACTAAACGGTGAATTACCTAATTTCAATTTATCTGTAGGTGTTTTCAATTCATTCATGGACGCGTTAGAAGCAGATGGCTATTGGGACCTACAATTCAACGGTATAGTTCATCAGACAATTAGGGCTAGAGAACTGTGGCGTATTATAGTTGAAGCGTCATATGCATGCGGCGACCCTGGATTGATATTCCTAGACCACATACAACATGATAATCCAATGATACATGTAGTGTTAAGAGCTACAAATCCATGTGGTGAACAACCTTTAGCAATCGGTGAGTCTTGTTTATTAGCCAGTATTAACTTGGCAAGATTGCTTGTAGGTACGCCTGAGTTCTACAGGGTTATACAAATTGCTGTAAGATTTCTTGACAATATGATCGAGGTGGCACAGTATCCATTGGTTGTTATAGCTGAAGCTACACTTGCTACACGTAAGATTGGCTTAGGTTACACTGGTTTAGCTGATGCGCTGTTTAAAGCACGGTTCGCGTACGACTCTGAAGAAGGTCGTATGTACGCTAAACGTATAACAGGTAGTTTACGTTCTATAGCGTATGAAGCGTCTATTGATTTAGCTAAAGAAAAAGGCTGTTTCCCAGAATGGTGCAATAGTACGTTTTATCCTAATATACCGATGCGAAATGCTACCCGTGTAACAATGGCACCAACAGGGTCTGTTACAACAGTGGCAGGCTGTGAGGGTTATGGTGTTGAGCCTATATTCGCTGTTGCATACAAGAAATCTACAAACGTTGCGGGTGACTTTGAAGTGTTTAGTCCGCTGTTTGTAGAAGCATGCAATGAATATAAAGTACCTACTGACGTTATGGTAAAAGTGGCAGAACTTGGTACATGCCAAGGTGTTGAGGGAGTGCCTGGTATAATACAACATGTATTTAAAGGAGCACAAGACATCGCCGTTATAGACCATTTACTAATGCAATCTGCTATACAGGAAGAAATTGATAATGCAGTGAGTAAAACAATAAACATGCCTAAGACAGCAACTATGCTTGATGTAAACGAAGCGTTCAGGGCTGCTTACAAACTAAATCTTAAGGGCATAACAGTATTCAGAGACGGCTGTAAGAAAGGCACAATCACAGTAGGTGAAGGTAATACAACTAAAATTGTTGCACAAGTAGGCTGCGTTATTAAAAAGAGACCTGAAAGTGCACCGGGTGAAACATTCTGTTTATTAACTGGTTGTGGCAAACTGTATCTTACTGTTAACTATGAACACGGTGAAATACTAGAGGCTTTCATAACTACAGGTTCTGATGGCGGTTGTCTAATATACACTGAGGCAACGTCTAGACTAATAAGCCTGGCAGTACGCGCAGGTATACCTATTGAAGTTATAGTTGAGCAGCTTAAGAGTACTCATGCATGCCCATCTTATATGCATGCAAAAGGCGCCGGTAAGAAGCTGTCAAGAGGTAAATCTTGTCCTTCTATTATCGCTAATAAACTACAAGAAATTACGGATAAAATCAAGACGCGTGAGCAAGTAGTGGTGCAGATACACGATAAAGCAATGACGCAAATGTGTGAAATATGTGGAGAACAGCTGCGCGCCGCTGAAGGATGTTTTGTGTGTACTAACTGTGGGTATTCAAAATGTTAATGAGGTGAGACTTATTGGCTGTGATAAAAGCTAAGAAAAGACCTGTAATACAGAAAGGTGCAGGGTATGTGTACGATAAGTTCACATTCATAACTAAGCACAAAGTATCGAACTTTTATACAGTACAATCTGCAGAAGAGCTACTTCAATGCGTAAAGCCATTTGAGTTGTTCGATAGAAAGTTTATAACGTTCGACACTGAGACGCATCCACACTTTGGAAGTAGCCAAGAAGTACCTAAAGAAGTAGTGCGCCGCTGGGTTGGTAAAGGTAAGAAGGCAATTCCACAAGATTATCCGTTTTGCATATCTGTGTGTGACGGTAAAGCTGCTTATACACTGTATGACAGTGTTGATAATAACTTCGAAGAGTTTAAGAAGCTAATGCCACTGTTCTGCGACCCGTCTATTGAAAAGATAGCACACAACGTAAAGTTCGACATGCACATGTTTGCTAACGCTGGATTAAGGATTGTAGGTAAGCTACACGATACTATAGTTATAGGTAAGTTAGTAAACGAGAACCGCATGTCTTTCCAATTAAAAGACATTGTAGCAAAGAAACCCGGCGGTATAGT